GCGCACTACCCGGCTGGGTCGGGCAGGTGTATGGCCTGCCGGTGCCGCAATCCCGACCGAGAAAAAAAGCAAGTAGGTAGGCTGCGTTATCTGCCTTGCGCCCCACCGCGGGGTCAGCAAAGCTTGCGAGTGCGAAATAGGCATCAACGCCCAGGGCATCCAGCCCCACCGCAACCGCATAAACGTCCGCAACAGTGTCGTGGAACGACTGCTTTACCAGCTTGCTTTTAATCCCAACCGCACAGTAGGTGCCCTGAGCGGGCAACACGGAGTCGAGAAAATTATTCACATGTCCTCACGGATCAACCACGCCGAAGCGCTTTGGCTTCGTAGCGTTTTGCAAGTTTTCTGATTGCCTCAATGTGTCGGGCCCGTGGGGTCGCTTTACCTGTGAACCAGTTATACACAGTTGCGCGGGTGACACCAAGCCGCAAGGCGATGGATGCGATCGGCATTTCCCGGTCGATACAAAGCCTTGCGAACTGGATGACGGGCAGAGTTTGATCTGCCCCCTCCACTTTACGGACAAAGAGGGTGGTGTACCCCCTTGTGACTTCAGTCATCCGTACCCCAGTCGGCAAGCACAGAGGCTACGTCTTTGGGGGGAGGTGGAGGCGCATCAGCGGCCTTCTTGCTGGCGCGTTTGACAGGTTCAGTCGTGGCGGCGGGAGCCTCGGTGGGCACAGGTGCTTGCTGGAACGCTTCGGGCAAAGCAAGTTGGGTACCCGTCTCTGCTCTTGACGGAACCATCTTGAACTCAGTGGCCATCTTGGCGTCATCGGTCAGGCTTTGGGCCTTGGCAATTTCCCACTCGTCTTGAGTCAGCGGGCGCACGGCGCGGAACTTCAACACCGGCACAGCCTCTGAGGTATCAAAGCGGGCCTCAGTCACCAAGCCAGTGATTGGGATGCCGTGACCTGCCAGGAACTTGCCGTAGGCTTGCAGGGGCATCTTCTCGCCATCGGCCTTACCAAAATAAGACTTGGCGGGCACCGACAGGCGGTACACATTGCCGCTGATATCGTTCTCCACGGTCACAGCCAAACGCTTGCTGAATCGGCATGCGCGGGACTTGCCTTCACCGGAACCCTCAATGTTTTGGGAACAGGTAGCGCACGAAGAACTCTGTGGCTCAGTGACTTCGGCGTTGGGCGCAACGCCTTCCGCTGACCAGCAAACGGGCTTGGCGTCCTTGCCTTCCTCGTACTTGCCATCGTAGAAGGTGCGGGTGATGCCCTTGCCGCTGGCGACCACCACGAAGTTCATGGCGCGGTCTTCGTTCTTGGCCACTTCCTCGCCGCCCACCACCATACGCCACACGCCTCCTTTGATGGAGATTTGTTTGCCGCCAGAACTACCAGCAATGTCTTTGGTAGTCGCATCAGGGGCGTTGCGCAGATAGTCGGGGATGACGGAGCCAGATTTGAAGAGAGAGATGTTACTCATTTGATTTCCTTTGGTTGATTAACGTGCACGACGAACGGTGACCGAATACTTTGAATCCACATTCATGCCGGTTGGCAGTTTGTCAGGGTTGGCTTGCAAAAATTCTTTGAAGTTACCCTGGTGAATGCGGCGCTCAAGCAACTCGGGCGCACTGTGCTCTTTGATAAGCCGATACACGCTATCCCAATCGGACGGCCAGTACCGGGTTTTGACAGATCGCCGAAACGACCCATACTGTGTGGACCCACCGTCTTGACCGGTGGTCTTGCAAATTTCCAAGAGTTCTGACTCTATGAGTTCAAGCTGCGATTCAAGTGCCGCAACTTCCTCTTCCATTTGTTTTTGTTTAATGTCTCTGGCATCGCGTATTTTTATGTACACCTTTACCAGTTGGTTTGCATCCATGTGATTTCCTTTGATTTGTGTTGAAGGGTGTGGGGGGTTGACTTCACATAAAGCAGTGTGTGTTCAACAACAAGGAGTGCGACACGACGGCGCTAACCCATCGTATCAACCCCCCACGAAACAAATTATACAGTGTCAAATTACGCTGTCAAGCGATTTCTTGTTTGTATAACTCAACAAGGTCCAAGTGCATGTCAATCTTGCTCTGGAGCATGATGTACATCCTGCGCTCAACCGGACTCCCTTGCAGGTGAGTGACGGTTACCTTGTTGGTTTGGCCCGCCCGGTGTGCCCGGGAGTTGGCTTGCATATAGATTTCTGTTGATGCTACAGGACCCCACCAGACAACTTGGTCTGCGCGGGTTAGGGTTATCCCGTGAGCAGTCGCTTGGGGTATCAAGAGTAGCACCGTGGGGTCATCTTCGGTCTGGAACCTTTTGATTATTTCCCCGCGCTTGGATGCCGGTATGTCGCCGTGTATGGCGTCCACCGTGATGTTGCGTTGCACCAATTGCTCATGGAGAAAGTTGAGCGAGTGCCGGAATGGCACAAAGATAATCACCTTGTTGGAGGTCTCCTCGATCACGTCCAGCAGGGCATTGAGCCTGTTGCTCACATCGAACTCAACCACGTCTCTATTGTCCGTATAGGCCGCGCCTTGGGATATCTGCAACAGCTTGTTGAGCAGGGACGCCGCGTTGGGTGCGGTGATCTCCTCGCCTGCGGCAACCATCATCATTTGCTTGCGGATGGCATCGTAGTACTTCTGCTGTTGCGCGGTGAGCGGTATCTCTCTGGTGGTGAACAGCATGTCCGGCAAGTCCAGGCATTCTTCTTTGGTGAAGCGTATGGCTGGCTGCAATACCTTGTGCACTGTGTCTCTGGCATCGTGCTTGGGGGCCCACTTGTACTGCGTGATCTTGTTCATCACCTTGTCGCGGAATGACCCAAAGAACAGCGGCACTGAACTGGGGTTGACCAGCTTGGCCAAACCATACGCATCCACTGGTGACTGCGCCGCAGGGGTACCCGTCATAAGCCACAGCCGCGTGTTGGCCTTGACAAGGCTTGCAAGCATCTTCCAGCGGTCAGTCTGCACACTCTTGATGGCGTTGGCCTCGTCCACAATAATCAGGTCGAACCCGCCGTTCCTAAGTTCTTCTGCAACAACCTTCACGCCGTCAAAGTTGATGATTACAAACTCGTAATCTCCGTTCACAATCGCTTGCCGTTGCTTCTTGGTGCCTTGGGCGATCGCCACTGTGCGGTGCATCACCGTGCGGAATAAATCAGACCGCCACGCAGTCTCCATGATCGACACCGGGCACACCACCAGCACTCGGTTGACCCGGCCCTGGCTTATCAGATAGTCTGCCGCCCACGCCGCCGCACTGGTCTTGCCTGTGCCTGCCTCGTTGAACACAAAGCACCTCGGATGCAGAGTAAGGAAATCAGCGGTCGTTCGTTGGTGCTCGAACGGCACATACACCCCAGGCCACTTGTACCGCCCGAGGATGGGGCTTGGTGCGTCTTTGATGCCCAGGTTGCGTAGCAGTTGTACCTCGTCAAAGTCCCAGTTGACGAGTACCTGGGATTCCCCATCTTGCTCGGACATGACCTTGCTCTTGGGGATGAGTGCCGTTATCTGTTCGGCGTTGCGCGTGTTAAACAGTAGCGCCCTGTCTTGGATGATTTGCATAGCGTTGATTTGTGTGACAAAAAGAGCCGGGTAGAGTGAACTACCCGGCAAAACTAGAGGAGAACGTGCTTGACAACTGCTCATCAAGCAACAAAATAATAGCTTACTTTTTCCTTTCCCGCTTAGAAGTTTCAGACTTCAGACCGTTGGTCTTGGTCCTGGCAAAACTACGGTTCGCCGTTTTTGGTGTAGCCTTTAGGTTACTCAGCGCAACTGGATTACCGCCCTTGGACAAGGCGCGTTTGTGGTCTACATCCACACTGCCCGGCAGGTCGCCATTGGCCTTCTCGTAGGCCCGGCGGGCCTTGTTTCGATTGCTGCGATTCTTGATCTGTTCGGGAGTACCCTGATACTTTTTGTACTCCGCCGCGTAGTCTCTAGCCATATGGCCTCCTAGTTATAAGCACAAGTCTTTACAGGGCAGAACTTGCATAAGCCGCTGGTGCTGGGATTCCACACCCCATTCTCCAGTGCCTGCTCAATACGTCCGGCCCGGCCTGCCCACTTCGACCAGATTTCGGACAGCGCATCGCGCTTGAACTCAGACTTGATTACATCGTTTGCCACGACAAAAAGCAAGGCCCCCTTGACGGTGTTGACCTCGGGATGGTGCGCCATAATCATTGCGGACATGAGTTCTAACTGCCCTGAGTCGGCATACCGGCTTGACTTCCCGGTCTTGTAGTCGGCCACTCGCGCAACGCCTCGCTCTCGGTTGATGGCAAGGTAGTCGGGGATGCCCCGGAACCATACATCTTTGTCAAAAAAGCCACACGGGCTAAAGTCAACTCGGATACCCAGTTTTTCTTCGCATCGAATGTCCCCTTCGAGGTTAGCAAGGGGCTCGATGAAGTGCTTGAACTGTTCAAACTGTGGGGGTAGTGGGGTCTTGTCTTTGATGTAGTCTTCAAATGCTTTGTGCACCGCTGTGCCATATAACGTGGCATCGGTGTTCTCCTGTTTAAAATTTTTGAGTATGCGGACTTCATGGTATTTTCGTGCGCAGTTTTCAAAGTCTTTGATTGCTGAATAGGAGTGTGCAAGCGCCATGGGAGTTAGCCGATTTTTTTGTTTGTGACCCCATAGTGTACGTCGTATCTACACAATCTGTCCTCAACTTGCATGACCAGCAGCCACCCAAGAGTGGGGGGAGACATGTTGTACGCCTCGGCTAATTGTGTAAGCCCGGCCCCGCATCTCCACATGGCATACAGCGCATCAAACGTCTCTTTGGTTATGGGCACAGACACGGAGGCGCGCTCAAAAATCTCCGGCACCGCATACACAAGCCCGGTGTCAGAATCCTCAATAAAACGGCGACCAGAAGAACCATAAATGTACCGATGCTCAGCAGTCTCCATAGCTTGCTCCCATGCCAGACTCGCATGCCAACGGTAAACCCTGCGCCCAGGTCGGACGCCAGGACATGCACTCCTCGACAAACCTCCGGGCTTCCTTGGCCTCGTCAACAGGTGCGATGCAAGCAATGGCATCGTGCACCGTCAACACCACCTTGTACCGACTGCTGATCTTCAACATCTGTTCCCCCACAATGCACCGAGCCACGGCTTGGCAAAAGTTCTCCACGATCAACCCGCCATACACCTTGGTTGTCATGCCCTTGGATTGGTACGTCCACTGAGGTTTGCTGGCAGTCCACACCCGCTCCAGCCCAGGGTACTGGATGTGCAACCCGCTTGGTAGGGTAATCCCTTGGGGCGTGGCGTGGATAAGGCCCGGCACGTCAATCTGGGTCGTGGCTCCGCTGATGATCGCCACCAGCGCGTCATCCGCCCGCCGCCACAACTCGGGTATCCGGTAGTACGTGTTCCGATACGTGTTGATGATGCGCTGGGCCTCGTCCACGGACACATCCACCCCTGCCACATTCTTGAGAAACATCTTTAGCTTAGCGTGACCTACCCCATACCCGGCACCCAGGATGACGGTCTTGCCCACCTGCCGTTGGCTCTTTGCCCCGGTGGTGACCTGATCTACGGGGATGCCATAAATCTTTGCCGCCATGATGGAGTACACATCCTCTTTGTTGTCGAACGCCGTCACCAAGTCATCTTGCCCAGCCAGCCACGCCAGCGTCCGCGCTTCGATCTGTGAGGAGTCGCAGTCAATCACAACGTACCCCTTGGGTGCCAGGATGGCGCGTTTGATCTCGTTGGCGTCCACGCCACGGCTTGGCAGGTTCTGGAGGTTGATCTTGTCTTGGCCCGACCAGCGCCCTGAGTGCGCTCCGTAGTACCGCAGGGGCACAGGGAACTCGCCACGGTCTGCCATCCCAATGAACCGCTCAGTGCGCGTCTCTTCCAAGGTACTCTTATTACCTAGCCGTGCAGCCACAAGCCCTTGTACCTCTAGGCTTGGGTGTTCCTCCAGCGCCTTGAACGCCTCATCAGTCTTGGCAAACGCATAGGCTTCCTTGCCTGTGGTCAAACTAATCTTAGTTGGAGGCTCGACGCCGAACTTGCGCAGCACATCAGCGAACTTGTCGTTGCTCATCAGCGTGTCGCGGTCGGTCATGCCGGTGGTCGCCAGCAGGGCTTCCTTCGCTTGCTTGGTGTTATGCAGGTGCTCGGCCAGCAGCGACCTGTTGAGGGTGAACTGGGGCTTCACGCATGCCCTCAGGACGGTGTCCA